TTAGCTGGCGGCGAATTTCATCAGCTTGATCGCCTGCGAATCGATGATCGCGCCGCCCACCCGCTTGGTTGCATAGAAATGCACGAAGGGCTTGTTGCTGAACGGATCGCGCAGGATGCGCGTCTCGCCGCGGTCGGCGACCAAATAGCCGGCGCGGAAATTGCCGAAGGCGATCGACAGGCTGTCGGCCGCGATGTCCGGCATGTCCTCGGCCTCGACCACCGGATAGCCGAGCAGGGTCGCCGCCTGCCCCTCGACCAGCCCCGGCTGCCACAGAAAGGCGCCGTCGCTCGTCTTGAACTTGCGGATGCGCGCCAGCGTATCCGAATTCATCACCCAGCAGGCGCCCTGGCGATAGGGCGCGCGCAAGGCATGCACCAGCTCGACCAGCCCGTCCTGCGGACTCGCCGCGGCGAAGCCGCCCGCGGCGCCGCTCGCGACATATTGCAGCGTCCCGAAATCGCGGATCGCGTCGCTCTCGTCGGTCGCGTCATGATCGAGGAAGCCGCGCGGCCGGTTCGTCCCGTTGCCGCTCACGAAGGCCGCACCCTCGGCCACCGCGAACTCGCGCGCGATCTCGGTCGCCAGCCAGTCCTCGACGTCGAACATCGCGTCGTCGAGCATCGCCTGGCTCGCCGCCGGATTGGCGTAGAGCTCGCCTCCGGGCGGCGCGATCTCGGCGAGGGCGCGCGCCGCGGTCTCGGGCCGCGCCGCGGTCTCGCCGACCCAGCCCGCGCCCATCGATCCGGTCGCGATCAGCTTGCGATAGCCGCTCGTTCCCGTCTGCACGACGCTCGCGATCGCGCGGATCGGCGACAGCGATTTCAGCGTCGCCGCGATCGCCCCGTCGATCTCGCGCGGCACCGCATAGCCGCCCTCGCCGCCCGACGCGCCCGACAGGCTCTTCATCTCGACCCCGGCGTCGATCCCGCGCCGCAGATAGCGCTCGACGAAGGCGTCACGCGCCGGATCGGCCGCCTTTGCTCCGTCGAGCGGCAACCGCGACGCCGCGACCGCCTGTGCGTCGACCTGGGCCTTCAGCGCCGCGACCGAGGCTTTCAGCTCATCGACCGCCTCGGCCGCCAGCACCGCGTCGAACGCCCCCTCGAGCGCGTCCGCCTTCATTTCCATATCGTCCATGCTTGTCACTCCTTCACCAAATCCACCGCAATCACCCGCGCCGCCGGCTGCATCGGCTGCGCGACCAGGCTCACCTCGGCGAGGTCGAGCGCCAGCAGCTCGCGCGGCCGGATGCCGCGCGCCGCGCGCACCCGGTATCCGAACGACAATCCCGTCAGTGCCCCGCGCGCGACGAGCCCCGCCGCGGTCGGATGCGTCACCCGCGCCACGATGCGCAGCCCGCGCGCATCCTCCGCCAGCGCCTCGATCACCCCCACGACCGCGCCGGGCCGATGCTGCCACAACAGCGGCACCCCGCGCCCTTCGCGCAGGCTCGCCGCGAACGCCCCACGCCGCACGACATCCCCACCCCGGTCCAACCGGTCGAACACCGCCGCATAGCCCGCGAACCGCATCTCCCCCTCCCGCAGGCGGGAGGGGGCCGGCGGGTGGGCAAGCGGCCTCGCCTGCCCTCTCATTTCAACAACCCCGGCAGCCCCAGCTTCACCGCCAGTCCGACCACCAGCAGCGCGAGCATTCCGCGCACCGCCCAGTCGATCGCCGCCTTCCACGCGCTTTTCTTCGCGTCGCGCCACGCACCCAGAAGCTGCCGCAAATCCCCGATGTCGCCGCGCGCCGCCTCGTCGGCGAGCCCCAGCCGCGCCAGCGCCCGCCGCGCGCCCAGCTCGCTCGCCTCCTCGACCACCGCGCGCAGCAATGCCGCGTCGGGCGCCCCGGACGCTCCGGCCGCACTCGTTCCTGCCAGCGCGACCAACCGCGCCAGCGCCTCTTCCTCGTCCATGTTCCGTTCCTTTCGCGCGGGCTATTCCACCCCCAGCAGCGCCTTCTTCTCGTCGGCCGTCAGCCAGTCCGCCGCCGACACCTCGCGCCACAGCGCCATCCGGTCCTCGGCGAGCGCCGGCACCCGGTCGAGATCGACCCGCAGCTCGGCGCCCGCGAACCACCCCGACAGCCCCTGCGCCAGCGCGCCCAGAATCTTCGCGCACAGCGGCAGCACGGTCAGCCGCCACAGCGCGCGATTGGCCTCGCGATAATTGGCGTAGGTCGCGTCCCCCGGCAGCCCGAGCAGCATCGGCGGCACCCCGAACGCCATGGCGATCTCGCGCGCCGCGCTATGCTTGAGCTCGAGGAAATCCATGTCGGCGGGCGACAGCGACAGCGGCTGCCACGTCAATCCGCCCTCGAGCAGCAACGGCCGCCCCGCGTTCGCTCCCCCTGAGAAACTCTCGCTCAGCTCCTCGCGCAGCCGGTCGACCTGCTCGGCCGACAGCGGCATCCCCTTGTCGCCCGGATCGTGGACGAGCGCCCCCGACGGCCGCGCGCCATTGTCGAGCAGCGCCCGGTTCCACGCCGCCGCCGCATTATGTGCCGCGATCGCGCCCGCCGCGGCGCCCAGGCACCCCGCGCCATAATGGTCGTCGAGCGGGTGCAGCGCCTTCACCTGCACCACCGCGGGCCGCCCCGCGCCATCTTCGGCGGGCAGCACCGCCGCCGACCCGCCGGCCTTATAGCGATAGGCGACCGGCCAGCCGCGCGCGTCGGCCTCGACCGTCACCCGCTCGGGCCGCAGCGCGAACAGCTCCGCCGGCGCTCCCGCCCCGTCGGTCAATATCTGCACATAGCCGTTGCCGTGAAGCAGCAACTGCGACGCCAATGTCTCGACGAGCCCCTGCCCGCCCGATGTCGCCGCGACGAGCGCCGCGAGCGCCGGATCGCTCGCCACCAGCGGCGCGCTTCCGGCAGCCTCGGCGACCAGCCGAACGCTGCGCTGCACGATCGCATTGCCCAGATACCCCTCGCGCACCTGCGCCTCCCACGACAGCGGCGCGGGCGCGCTCCAGCTTCCGTACACACGCGACAAGGCGGGCCGCGCAGGCACCTGCGCGGCCTTGCGGCCAAACCAGTTCATGATGATCTCCTATCCGCCGGCCCGCGGCGCGCGTTCCAGACCCTCGTCACCCCGGACTTGATCCGGGGTCCCGCTTTTTCCTCAAACAAGCGATTCGAACAAATCGCACCACTCGGGATTGCCCCGTTCGATCAAATCGAATTTCCATTGCCGAAGCCAACGCTTGATCCGCTTCTCGTGGCCAATGCATTGGGCGATATCGTCGCCACGCTCCGCCCAAACGAGCCGGTCGAGCCCGTACCGGACACAAAAATCTGAACCATCGCCGTTTCGGTGCTGGTGAATGCGGGCTGTAAGATGCGACGTGACGCCCACATACATCGTACCGCGATACCGGTCGGCCATGATGTAAACCCATCCGCCTTGCTGCTCGCGTTCCATTGCGTAGGCATCGAAAAAGCGGGACCCCGGGTCAAGCCCGGGGTGACGCGGATTGGCGGCGAAGCATCCGAAACGGCTTTAACTGAATCAGATGAGATAGAAGGACCTCATTCATCACCCCGGGCTTGACCCGGGGTCCCGCCGCTGGTCGATCCCCACGCCGTTCAAACCCGCCGCACCCCCGGCTCCCGCCCCCTCTGCAGCCCATCCAGCAGCGCCGCCAGCGCCCAAACGCACGCGTCCGCCCGATCGGGCGACCGCCCCGGCCCGGCATAGCCGCCGCCGGTCTGAAATCCGCACAGCTGGTCCTCCAGAGCCGCGAACGCCCCCGCATGGACCACCCGCCCGCGCTCATAAGCTAGCGCGACCGGCTCCGCCCGCCGCGCCTTGCCGACGCTCGCATGCACCGGCACCACCGGCAGGGCGAGATCGGCCTGGCGCAGCGTGCCCTCGACCATCTCGCCCCCCATATTGCTCTCGGCGACCACCCGGTCGGCGCCCCAGCGCGCCGCCGCCGCGGCGACCGCCTGCGCCCAGATATGCGGCGGCGGATTCTCGACGCTGGCATCCTCGACCACCGCGAGCCGCCCGTCGCGCAGCAGCGCCGCGACGACGATCCCGCACGCATCGCCCGTGCTCGTCGCGGGCGGATCGACGCCGATCACCACGCGCACCGGCTTGCCGACGCTCGCCGCATCGACCCGGCACCGCTCGACCAGCCCCCGCGTCCACAGCGCGCCCTCGACATCCTCGAGCAATTCGCCCTCGAGCTCCTGCCGCCCCAGCCGCGTGCCGCCATGGATGCGCTTCATCGCCGTCAGCCACGACCCCGACAGATTATGGCGGTTGGCTTCGGTTCCGCCGCCTGTCGCCTTCACTCCATCTTCCGTCATCAGCCGCCGCACCAGCGGCACCCCGCGCGGGGTCGTCGTCGCGACGGTGCGCGGCGCGTCGCCGATCCGCATCGTCAGCATCAGATTGTCCCACGCCGCCTCGCCCGCCGGCCATTTGGCGATCTCGTCGCACCACGCCGCGCCATGCTCCGGCCCGCGGAGGCTCTCGGGCTCGGCGGCCGAATAGAGCGTCGCGACCGCGCCATTGGGCCAGGTCAGCCGCCGCAGGCTGCTTTCATAATCGGGCCGCATCGCCGCCGGCGCGATCGCCAGCAACCCGCTTTCGCCCTCGACCATCACCTGCCGTGCCTCGTGCAGCGTCGCTGCGACCAGCGCGATTCGCGCGCCCGGCGTCGTCTCGGCAAAGGCGCGCACCCACTCTGCCCCCGTCCGCGTCTTGCCGAACCCGCGCCCCGCGAGGAGCAGCCACACGCGCCAGTCTCCCGCCGGCGGACATTGGTCGTCACGCCGCCACCAGTTCCAGTCGGTCAACAGCGCTTCGGCCTTCGCCCTCCGCAGCCGTTTGAACCAGGCCTCGAAATCCTTGGACCTCCCCTCGGCCCAATCGATCGCACACTTCAAGGCGCGTCATCCTCGGCGGACGATCCCGCCTCTGCCCGCACCCGCGTCTGCATCGCCCTGATCTTGGCGCCGAGCCGTGCTTTCGCATCGGCGGCACCCGCGTCGGGCGCCACCGGCACCGTCCCGCGCACCGCGGCGCGATGCGCGGCGAGCAGCGACAGGCCGAGCCGGTATTTCTGCGCCCGCGACTTCAGCGTCGCCTCCTTCACATTGCCGCTCGGCGCGATCAACGCCTCGGACAGAAGCTCAGCCTCGAGCCGCGCAAAGCCCTCGCACAGCGCCTCGTGCCACCGCGCGGCAAAGGCCGGATTGCGCCGCCGCTCGCGGTACATGGCATTGGCCGCGATCCCTGCCGCGCGCGCCGCAGCCGACACATTCGAGGTTTCGGCCAGTACGTCGAGGAAGCTGTCCATCTGCCCACTGCCGGGCCGCGCGTGCCCTGCACCTTCGCCTTTCGCCGCTCGCACCAT